TTTAGGGATGACAGTCCCCGGAACAAGATTAATCGTATCGACATTAATAATCCCATCATCGTCCATCTGGTAAATGCCAGAGATAGCCATCTGTGCATTTTCTAATACAAGCTGAATTGTAAGGTTGGTTGTCTTGATTGCAGATAAGGCGTTTACCAATGGGCCGCGACCATACACTTCGCCAGCAGCTTTAGACCAACGGAAGCAAACAAACGGGTTGCTGCCTACACCTTCAAAGGTGTCTTCAAAGATTAACTCGCCGTGAGTTTTATCAATGGCGTAGTAGCCGTAACGCTCTTGGTTGGGCTTGTCATACAAACGGCACACAACCTCAAGAACTTTACACTTTTCCTCACCATTGCGGTTAATCATATCCTGCATCTTGGGGGAGAGTTTTGCTTTGGGGTAAACAATCTTTATGTCGTTATGGCGAATCTCACGCTCACGATACACATGGTCGATGCGGTCATCCGGGCCGTTCTCAAGAACGACTTTGGGAAGGGGAATAGCACTAAAGCGGATTGGATTTACTGCATCACCCTCTTCAACCAGCAAGCAGCCAGTTCCAACAGCCAAGTCCATAAATGACTCATGCACCTCTTGAGCAAAGTTACTGTTTGCAAGAATCTCAAAAATATACTCTGTGACTTCATCGAGGCTGTTGTTGATTTCATCGGTTTCTTCGGGCGGCACTTCTGAGCCAGCAACCAAGTCAGACCAACGCGCAAAGTTAGGAACAAGGCCAGACTGCAAACGTGATGCAAACTCTTGAACACCAACTACCGCAGTCTCATCAAAAATGCGATCATCACGGCGTTGGCCCGGAGCATTAAAGTAAAAGCCTTCGCGCTGGGGAAGAGCATAGTCGTAACACTCTTGAAAAAGATCTTCAAAGGGGGTGCGTTGAGTTCGCGCAGTCTCATACTTCTTGATGTAATGCTTAGCTGTCTTGTCCATTATTTAAAATACCTTTGAAAGAAGCCAGCACCGCCACCTTGACTAGAAAGAAGTGATGCTTTGCCGCGTTTGCGTGTCATGCCAATAGCGGCCTGCTTTACGGCTTTTTCTCTGCGGCGACGAATCTCTTGGAACTCAGGTTGCTTTTGAACATCTGATTTAAGTTGACCGCGCAAGTCAGCAGCAAGAAGCCCAACAGTATTACCAATGTTTCTCAGCCTGCTACTATACACTGCGCCAGCCATTCCCGGCGCGCCAGACATTGAGCGTATTTTTATTGCTTCATCCCTAGCTTTGTCAGACTGTTTTCTTAACGATTCAATAGTTCTTGGATCAACACCAGTAGCCGCAGCTTCGGCAAACATAGTATCTGGAATAGAATATTTGTTAATAAAATCTACGTTTCTTTGATAGGCTTTTTGTTGATCCTGCTCACCGCCAAGCTTTCTGCTTCCTCGATAACCAGTCGGCGCGGGTTTGTAAAGTCTATCGGCAAGTTCTTTTGTTTTTGGATCTAGGCCAGCACCAAGATTATACTGCTGCATAAGGCTTTGCCTGCGGGCCTCTGCCCTTTGTTGTTGCGATTGACGCGCCATTACTTCATCCTATTCCAAAAACTCTGTTTCCCTTGCTTGGGTTTCCGTGTAAATATATCAAAGTCCCGCTTCATAGTAAATGGTTTAGCGGTCTTGTTATTTCCGAGGACTTCACGGCCTTCACCACCACCTAGCATTAGATATTGTAACGCATCATGGATATGAGAAAACCTATTCTTATCGGGCTTATCGTCGTAACGTTCGCCGGACACTTGCATACGCCGATACCCATAGCCACCATCAAAACCTTTGATCAACTCTTTGCATCGCGGATCTATTAAGATACCCGACTTGCCCTCAACCAAACGGTTAAGTGTGCCAGCCACAGCCTCAATACGCAAGGAAACATCATTGGATTGTGCAGGACGCGCAGTAAGTCCAGCACCTCGAAGCACTTGGAAGGGAGTGCTTTCGTCTGTTTGCGCGCGGAAATCACCCGCAGGGTCACCAATGATATTTACTTCACACCCGCTATAACGTGTAGCAATCTCCTGCCGGAGTAACTCTGCAAATCGCACAATACCCATATCAAAAGCCACAATCTCTTGGAGTATTAGCCAACGACCACGGACACGCTGACCAAACACAGCAGCAGGAGTAAGGCCAAAGTCAAGACCAATAAAGACCGGAACTCCAGCAGCGACAGGTATTTCTTCTTTAGCGATGTGTAAGTCTGGTGCAAACATTTGATATACTGGCTTCCCATCATTTATCTGTCCTAGCTTATTCATAACATAGACATCAATCCAGCTTTTAGTCTTACCCCTAATAAGGTTGGGGTAATAACTCTTCATCATGTTCTTCTGGTTTTCTGCCTGCTTGTTAGGCACATAGTCTTGGATAGAACCTTCTTTATCCTTCTCTTCCACCATTCCCGCAGGCTGTGTGTAAAAACTCCAGTTGTCTGGCTTCACCATCATGCGCGCTTCGTCAGCAGAGATATGATCGGGGATGGGAACTTCGCCAGACATAATAGGCCACCAGTGATCTTCTTCTGGGGCGTTAGTATCAGCAATGACACCAGTCCAAGTCGGGCCGCCCTCTCGCATAGAGGGGAAACGACCAACACGCATGGTGCAAGCATCAATGATTGACTTTGGCAATTCCCTCGCCTCGTTAATCCAAATGCCAGTCAACTCCAATGACAGAAGTTTCTTTACATCCTCTGGTCTATCGAGAGCAAGAAAGATAACCTCAAGGTCTAGGTCGCCCTGCTTGATATGGTGTGTGTAGGGAACTGACCACTGAAACTTGCCCCACTGGTCTTCGGGAAACCAATCAAGCCAAGTCTTAATAGTCGTAGTTCTTAGCTGTGGGTTGGTGTTACGAATAATAGCCCAGCGTGAGCGGCGTATCCCGTCATCGTTTTTCTGCTGCGCCAAAGCACGGCGGAAAACCTCAACACAGCAACCAACAGATTTGCCAGAGCCTACCGGGCCGCGAATACCACGGAAGAAGGTATCGTCCTTCATAAACTCCTTTAGGACATCGCCATCCGGCTTATATTTAAAGTTCGTCAATTTTATGATCCACGCCGACTTTAATTAAACGCTCAACCACATCGGGAGCAATAATCGAGATAAGCTTGTCAGCTTCATAGTCAGTGCAGAACTCTTTGGGGTGGTGCTTGAGGTGAACCTTCTTAACTATGTTGCGTAAGACTCGACGCTCCTGCTCACTTATTGTGTGTAGAAAACTCATCTGTTACCTTCCTTACCTCCTGCATAGCTTCTGAAAAGTGCATCTTGCGCGAACTATTGTTCTGCACTTTGATCGCCTTTTTACGAAGCTTGCGTATTTCTTTCTTGTCCATGACTTACCTGTGGTTGATCATATACTCGTCATAACGCTGTTCGGCACAGCGCGTAAACTCTTTCGTATCTACAGTATGACCAAACTTCTTGCAAAGGGTTGTAGCATTTCTAACTGCTTCTTGCTCAAGCCCAATGTTGCGTTTGCCATAAACCATATCAACACAGCCGCTCAACAGAGCGGAGGCAATCAATATGGTAGCAAACCTAGACACGGCGATGTTTCCGCGTCTTCTCAGCAATACCTTTCGGTTGTTTTGAGAACTGTTTGCCAGCACGACGAGCCGCACGTTTCTTTGCGGTGGTGCGAGCATACTCTTCATCGCTCAGGCTTTTGATTGCTTTCTCTGGCAAGTAGCGTTCACCAGTAGCCTCAGAACCTTGAGTGCTGGGCTTGCCTGATTTAGTCCGCCACTTCTGTTTTGTCCAAGCGCGAAGAGATTTTTGCGGGGCTTTCATTAGCTAGTATAGCCTCCACCACGAGCCTTGTATTCACGCGCGAGCATCTGAGCCTTGCGTGCAGACCATTGCCCCGGTGAGCCACCCTTGCCGCCGCGTTTAATTTTCTCGAAGAGATTCTTACGCATCCGTGGCTTGGTGTAGTTGCCGGCTTCATTAACCGCCATTTTCTTCTTCCTTCAACTTACGCAAGGAGGTGGGGGTGTTTTTTGTTTTTACTTTTTGAACGCGCTTCTCCGGCACATGGGCTACTGCCTTCACGCCACGATCAGCAAGTTCCTCTTCTGTAAAGAGGCGAACACTCTCAGCAGTAAACGTTTTACCTGAGTGGGGGCGACCATCAGGAAGAACAAAATAATCTTTGCTGATGTATTCCGAACCATCAATTTTATAAAGCTTGCTCATTTACCATATCCTTTCAACATAGACTTCTTATCTTTCTTCTCCTTCTTCGCAGCTTCTTTAGCTTTGCGAATACCAGCAGGAGTGTAGGGAAACTTCTTTTTACCAACTTGAGGCATATCAATCACCATTTAACCTTATCAGCCCAGTATGCCGCAGACATCTTACCTTTGGCAATGTTTTTTCTATGACGCGCTTTGAAGCTACGCCGCTTTGCTTTCATACGCGCTGACTCTCCAGCCTTCGGCTTGCCAGCAGTAGAAGCACCCTGCTCACCAAAACGGATAATCTTTTCCTTCCCCCCTTCGCAAGCCTTCACAACGTGCGACTTCTTTGGGTGGCTAGGAGTGCGTTTCGGTTTATTGCACTTGAGGTTCTTAATACCAGCGCGTGTCTTCTTACTCATCGACTGGCCTCATCTGTCCAGTAAAGTCTGCGCCAAGTGGGTCTTGCTTGACCTGTTCAGGAATGTTCATCTCTTGCAAGGGTTGTATTACACCCCTAGTGCGGTCAGCACCAAACGGAACTGGCTTGGTATAGTAACGCTCCCCACGCCACTCAAACTCATCAGAACCTTCATCCTCATAACGCTTCTGCGCTTGAAGGAAGTTAAGAGAATTGTAGTCGCTGGTCGGAGTCATTTCATCAAAGCTGCGCTTTACAGAATCCTGCGCTGCTGAAAGCGACCTATTCGAGAGAGGGCCGACGGGCAAGCGGTTATTCTCAAGATCTGGCTCTGCATCAAAAAACTCACCAAAGCGTTGGAACTCAGAGGGAATGATATAAGAGATGTTGTTCAGCTCTCGGTCTTCTGAATAAATATCGTATCCGCCGTTGGGAGAGATCTCAGCAGTTAGGAAGGGAATGAAATCAGGAAGGGAATCAATAAATGGAAAATCAACAGCAGCTAATGAAAACTCAGATTGTCCGGGGCGTTGGGCAGAATAACGATCAAGCCCCTCTTTTAGCACGGCAAGAAACTCAAGAGGAACATTAACCTCGTTGGATTCTCCGTCAACCATGAACTTCTCCATCACCGTGTTGTAGGCGGCAGGGATAAAGCTATCATCGTAATCAGACATATCGAGCCTTTTGAACTAAAAAATATATTTCACACTATACTTTTTTTATCGAGCCTTGAGAAGGAAAAATGTTTGTATGGGTCCTGATGCCTACGTGGACGCGCCAGTTTTCCCCCCACCCCCTCCACCAAGACAATGCCTTCGTCCGTGTATGAGATTAGACCCACGGCACATTGCAAGCGGCCACCATAGAGAAGGCGACCAACGGGAGACCATTCAACCGAGGTCAATCTCGACCTTGATGTCACCTGCATGCAAGTGCATATGTTTCTCAGGGGCTTTCAATCCTGCCCTGTCTAACAAGTCCTTGCTGGCTTCAAGCTGGACATACTCTGATTTTGCATTGGCTGACAGTCGCGTCACCTGATGGAGGGCTTGGGTCGCCTTTGCTCCAAGTTCATCCCTTACCCTTTGCATCATATACGCCTGAACCTTTGGCAGTGCTAAAGCCTTGCTTGCGCTGACTCTTCCCGTTTCACCCTCAGCGTAGCCGGCCGCCTGAGCGGCCTCTTTTATCGTGCCGCCATACGCTACCAAGTGTTCCACAAGGGCGGTTTGTTTCTCTGTCAAACCCGTGGCCGGGTCTTTGACTGCATTACCCATTTTCTTTTATTTCCCTTCTTCCCCTCTGCTAGATTGTCGCTTGCACATAATCCTATAAGCGGCACGAAGCGCGCCGCATAAGCGGAGTTTAAGAGGGTTCGTCAAGAGAAATCAAGAGGGAATGAGAGGGGAAGGGGAAGAAAGCAATAATGTTTCAAAGAGACGAAAGATTATTACCCAAACAGCATAAACAAAACAATATTATTACTCATTTTATTATTGACGCTGATATAGTTATGCCCTAACTTATACACATAGCAAAGACTGTAGGAGGTAACAAGCTATGACAAATAGAGTATCAATGAAAGCCCTTGAAGACTTGGCGCAGCGCATCAATAAGCATTATGGCGCGCCGCTAGAGTATGCAAGCAAGGAAGAAAAATTTAAGGCGAACATCGGTCATCGCTATATCTACGCAAGCGGAACAAGCTATTCATTAGCTTATGTTGGAAACGAGGGCGGGGGCATCTCGACGCGGTTCGGTTCTAAAACTAAGCGCGAACTATTCGACAAACTAGACGCATACCTACAAGGATTGGAGGATTAATCATGAAACTATCACGCCAACACTTTGAATTCATCGCAGACGAGATTGCGCCAATGCTTGCAAACCCTGTGTTTGTTGAAGACATTGCCGACAAACTGGAAGACACCAACCCAAACTTTAACCGCGAGGTATTTACTCAGCGCGCCTTAAAGAATTGGGAAAACGAAAACATTCCATTGGAGGAGGTGAGCCAGATATGAAACTAGGTCGTGACATGATAACGGACGAACTGCACCGCCGAAGCCTAAGCCGTTGGCAATGGCGCAAAAGAAAATGGCAAAGGTTATTAAACTTAATTCTTTTTTGGAGGTCATAAAATGAATTGGAGACGAACAATCGGGGTTTATATCGAAGCCTTAGAGACAGGCAACAAGCAGCAAGCAGACGCTGCGGCCTGTGAATTGATGGTCATTGCAGACCATTTGAACAAGCTGGAGGTCAAGTATCCTGACATGATACAAGAGACACCCAGCAAAATAGTTTACCCCGACCAATGGTGGACGCTATGAGCCAACCGACATTCAGCGAAA